GACAGTCAAGAACTTTTCCTCTTTACTTATACTTAAATTTAATCGACAACTAGCAACAACTAGTCCCTCGACCCGCTGCGGCGGACAATCCTGTGAAGACGAAAGATGTGAAAGTCACTGGTAATCATCACACATTCAATAACTTATAACATAGGAGATTATATATCATGTCAGATACTACACCAAGTAGAGTAGGTGTTAATCAAACTACTGACGGAAGCTTCGCTCAAGATAATGCGTTGTTTCTTAAAAAGTTCAGTGGCGAGATTTTGCAAACCTTTGAGGAGTCTAACATCTTCAAAGCCCTACACACCATTAGAACCATTGAAAACGGAAAGTCCGCACAGTTCCCAGTAACTGGTGTTGCTTCCGCTTCGTACCACACCCCCGGTCAGAACATCGCTGATAGCGGTAACACCTATCTGAGCGACATCAAGAAAACTGAGAAGGTAATTAACATCGATAAGATGCTTGTTGCTTCCACTTTCTTGGCTAACATCGACGACGTAAAGAACCACTACGACATCCGCAGCGTCTACGCTAACGAGTTGGGTAAAGCTCTTGCCGTTCGTTTCGATACTGCTCTTGCTAAAGTGTTCATCGCTGCTGCTCGTTCTTCTGCTAGCTTGACTGGCGGAAGCACAGGTGGAAAGCTTGACGTAGCTAACAACGATTTCTCAGCTGGAGATGTTGAAGGAACCCCTGCATCTGTTTCAGGTGCTGAGTTGGTTGCTGCTTTGTTTAGTGCTGCTCAGAAGCTCGACGAAAATGACGTTCCTAGTGACGGTCGTTTCTGCGTTCTTCGTCCACAAGAGTACTACAGGTTGATCACTGGTAACGTAGGTGATCTTGCTATCTCTACTTCCGCCGTCAATAAAGATGTCGGAGGTCTTGGTAGTATTGCTTCTGGGTCTATCCCACAAGTAGCTGGTATCAGCATCTACAAATCCAACCACATTCCTAGCGGAAACCTTACTGGTTCTGATCCAGACGGCGATGCAGATAACAACCCATTCGGCGGTTCAACCGGATATAACTCCGACTTCCGCAATAGCTTGGGTATCGTATCCCACTCCGCTGCTGTCGGAACTGTTAAACTGCTTGATCTTGCTACCGAATCGGAGTATCAGATCGAGCGTCAAGGTACGTTATTTGTTGCTAAGTATGCTATGGGTCACGGAGTTCTCCGTCCTGAGTGTGCTATCGAACTAGTAGCGTAACGCTCTTCTCTCGGTGTTGGGGAGGTCTGTGATTCGTTCCGCTCCCCTCCACTGATTATTTTTATATCTATAGCTATGGCACTGACTACTAAATTAGAAGCTGTTAATACGATGATTAGCGTCATCGGGGAATCACCAGTCAATACGATTACAGGACAGACCAGTCTACCAATCACAGCTATACAAGCCATATCTACATTGGATGAAACAAGCAGAGCCGTACAGTCGGAAGGATGGCACTGCAATACAGAATACGAATACGAACTTACTCCTGACAGCGTTACAAGTAAGATCACCCTTCCGAATAACACTTTGAAGTTCGACCTTGATCCTTTGTTATATACAGACACAGACCCTGTACAACGTGGATTAAAGCTTTACGACAGAAAGAACCATACTGAGGTGTGGACAAAGAGCGTAAAAGGAACAATCACTTTTGAATTAGAGTTTGAAGATTTGCCTGAGCAGATCAGACATTATGTAACGGTCAAAGCAGCTCGGATATTTGCTAATCGATTTATTGGTAATCGTGAGATAGAAGGCTTTACGATGAGAGAAGAAATAGAAGCGAAAGCCCGTGCTATTGACAGTGACTCCGAGAATGCTGACCGTTCTATCTTTGATAACTACAGCATACTTAGAATAATAGATCGATAAACGATATGCCTCTGTTAGTAACAAGCGTACCGAACCTCGCACAAGGGGTATCACAACAACCAGACAATCTTCGTTATCCCGGTCAATGTGACGAACAGATTAATGCTTGGTCCACTGTTGTTGAAGGCTTAGTAAAGCGTCCGAATACAAGATGGGTCAATCAGTTTAGCGTCACTGACAGCAGTGTCGTTAACCAAAAGAATCTGTTTACACATTTCGTAAAGAGAGATGAGCAGAACAAGTATTGCGTACAGGTATCGTTGGGTGGTGTAGGTGTTATTGATTTAGATACAGGTAGTAATATACCAGTAGAGACTACATCTATTGCACAGAGTTATCTCAGCTTAGGCGGATCAGCTAGTACAGCAGTAACAGACCCACTGAAAGACCTACGAGCACTGACAGTAGCTGACTATACGTTCTTGGTTAATAAGAACATGGTGGTGGAGAAAAACCTTAACAAGTATAGCGACACACCCGAAAAGGAAGCGTTAATAAGTGTTAAGTTAGGCGACTACGAGAAAGCTTACAGTGTATATATAAATGATAGATTAGTACCGTTAGCCTCTACTATTACAGAAGCACATCACTATTATAATACTAGCAACTTGAGTCCCGATAGACCTGCTACATACATAAGCGGACCTAGCACCGGTACTCACGCAGGTAAACACGCCGATACAGAATACATAGCAAAAGACTTATACGAATGTATAGAGGAAGAGTTCGGCACTACTGCAAACACAACAGGTATATCTGCTGTTAATATTACTAACGGCGGAAGTGGTTGGTTAGTACCTACTAATACAGAAGCGGTTCGTGCTAATGATATTAAGTTATTCTTTTCGGTTAGCCAAGACTCACCTGACCCTGATGACCCTGGAAATACATTTGTTAACACAAGTGCAAGCGGGACAGCCACACTTAATTCAAACGGTGAAATTGTTAGCACTTCTATGGTGCATAACGGTAGTCACTATAACAGCGATAAAGTCACATACCCAATAACGGTTTCTTTCTTTCCTATTTGGAGTAAAAACTCAACAACATGGATAAGGGCAGTCGCAGGAGAGTTTCAAACTCCCGTTAATCCTACATACACAGTATCTACACAAACTTTTGATGCTTTCACGGTTGAACGAGAAGGTTCTGTTATAAAAGTGAGACCGGGAAATAGAGACTTTCGTATACGAGTCGAAGACGGTCTAGCTAATCAAGGACTTGGTCTAGCGTATAAAGAAGTAGATAGTATCGTTGATCTCCCAAAGAGTTGTTTTAATAACTTCACGATAAAAATAAAGGGAGACGCTGACATCGACCAAGATGATTACTATGTGTTTTTTAAAGTAAAGGATGGTTCTAACTTCGGTGAAGGATCGTGGATAGAAACTGCCGGGTGGAAAAAAGATGAGAGTGAGACAGAAGTACTAGAATCTATCGAAACTAATCTTGAATACAGGACGATGCCCGTCACTCTTGTTAGATTAGCTAACGGCAACTTTAAGCTACAATCACCAGAGGAAGATCAGTTCGATACAGTAGAAGCTCCGAATGAAGTAGGATGGCGTAGTAGGAAAGCAGGAGATGACTTCACTAATCCCTTTCCTTCTTTCGTAGGTAGTACAATCAACGATGTATTTTTCTTTAAGAACCGTTTAGGATTCCTCACAGATACTGCTGTTGTATTTAGTGAAGCAGATGAATACTTTAACTTCTTCCGTACTACCACTCAGCAACTCTTAGACAGTGCTCCGATAGATGTAGGACTCAGCCATACAAAGGTAGCTGTTCTTCAACACGCTCTACCATTCCAAGAGAAGCTGATGTTATTCAGTAAGCAGTCACAGTTCGTATTACGTGGAGCAGATATATTAAGTCCTAAGACGGTAGCTATATCTCCTGTCACTGAATACGATATAACAGATGGTATCGATCCGTTAGCACTGGGTAGTTATATCTACTTCCCATTTAACAGAGGTCAATACGAAGGAGTGTTTGAATACTTTGTAGATAATAACACGGAAGTATTTGAAGCTGAAGAGATAACATCACAGATACCAAAGTACATACCATCTAATATACGAGCTATGGCTGGGTCAGCTTCCGAGTCTATGGTGGTGTTGCAAAATGCTACAGACTTAAAGACGTTGTATGTATATAAGTATTTCTGGACTAACAAAGAAAAGATCCAGAGTGCTTGGCAGAAGTGGACATTTGAAGACAACATCACAGGGTTCGACTTTATCGACAGTACACTTTACTTGATACTTAATGGTCAACAGTTGGTAGAGATGCCAGTTGAGAACGCTCTGACAGATACGGGATTGGACTATACAGTTTTATTAGATAGTAGGGAGGATGGTATTAATACTGTTGTCAATTATAACTCTCAGACTAATCGTACAACAATACAAGGAATACCTTTTGATGTTACTGTAACACTTGATGATGATGGGGATGTTATAGATTCGAATACAACTGTATTTACTAAAGGTGGATCAGAACGAAAAGTAGTAGCTTCTTCTTCTAGCAGTGTTATTGAGATAGACGGATTCATTGCAAGTTATGTCGATAATGGCGGTGATTATGTTAAGTACGACAATCAGTATTATTATTGTATATTTAGTCATACATCTTCCTCTACCTTTAACACACAATATTGGAGGTCTGCTTTAAATCCACCTTCCGATACAGCTTTATGGAGTCCATCCACTGCTTACTCAAGAGGTGAAATATATAAATGTAAATCTCCAGAGGCTTACCACACCGCAACAACAGCTAACGAACCCGGCGGTGCTGGAGTATGGCAGAACGATTGGGAAGCTACAGATGATGTACCGTCGGCTCCAGAATGGACTGTGGGTGAACTGTATAACTCTGAGTTCTATTTCTTTATAGGTAAGCCCTACGATATGTTATACAGGTTCTCTAACCAAGCAATCAAGCAACCAACGGAAAGAGGAGGAAAGTCGGCATCTGATTACACCTTCCAAAACATTCGTAACGGTAGCATAGAATATGCAGATACTGGACACTTCACTGTAGAAGTAACACCACGATTCAGAGATACCTACACCTACGTATACAATCCTACTTTGTTATCTTCTATATCTACTCTTGATCGGTTCACCCCTGAGAGTGGACACTTTAGATTTGGTGTGCAGTGCCGACCAGAAGAAGCAACGATTGAAGTAAAGAGTAGTTCAGCCTTGCCAGTTAAGTTATTAGCGGCAGAGTTTGAATCTATGGTAGCATCGAGAAGTAGAAGATATGGAGCTTAGGATAGATGAAGCACACGGTGATATGGATGCAATTGATCTGTACGACGACTTACGGGAGGAAGATATGTTAGAGATATTAGGACTGATGACTCACCCGAAAGATGCTGTTATTATGTCTTACGCTTGTAGTACAAAGTGTTACAGCGTGAAAGATGAGATGAATAACTTATACTGTTCTTTTGGCGTAGCTCCTATCAAAGGTACTAATATTGGAAGTGCTTGGTTATTAGGTACTAGAAGATTACCAAAGATTAAGAAGTTTTTCTTGAAGCACTCAAAGGAGCGGATGATGGGACTGTTAGATGGTTTTGATTACTTAACGAACTTTGTTATGAAGAGTAACACGTTGAGCTACAGATGGTTGAAGTGGTTAGGTGCTGAGTTTAACGATTGTCAGTACGACGGCTATCTGTCATTTATATTAGAGAGGAAGTAATTGATATGTGTCATCCAGCAGCATTAGCGGTTATTAGTGGCTTGAATGTCGGAATGCAGTTTGCAGGACAACAGCGACAAGCTAAAACACAAGCAGCGATGCAAGCACGAGCGTCACAAGCTGAACGTCAACGCTTCCAACAAGAACAAACCTCGATGCGTATGCGTCAAGCACAAGAGCAGGAAGCTGTTGGTAGAGAGTTAGAGCAAGTAAGTCGTAAATCACAAGCTGCACTTGCTAGAGCTAGAGTATCTGCTGGAGAAGCTGGAGTAGCGGGAGCATCCGTACAGGCATTGATGGACGACTATATGAGACAGGAAGCTGGTTACAGAGGTGCGTTATTACGCCAACAAGAGCTTGGTGGTATCGCTACAGGTATGGGTCTGGAACAAGCTGGGTTCGCTACGCAACAACGTCAGATCGGGATTAACCAACCTATTGATAAACCTAATGTATTAACAGCTGTACTTCAAGGTGCTCAACAAGCAGCTCAAGGATACAGGACTGGACTCGCTTTAAAGAAATAATTATGGCTAAAGAACGAGTACAAGTACAAGGGTTGGGAGACGCAGTTCCCGGCATTCAGCCGACTATTCAACGGGGCGGTCAGTACGCCGTGCAAGTTCAACGAGCAGGTCGGAATAAGTTGATGGACTTGGCTGATGCGTTGGGTCAAGTTAATCCGTTATTACAGCAGTACGGTGCGTTACAAGACACTCAATATAAACTGGGCTTAGAACAGGCAGCTTTAGTAGAAGAGAAGCAAGAGATTGAGCAGTTAAAAAATACTAAGGATGTAGGTTTCTTTGATCCTTTAGCTATGAATGCTCGCAATCGTGGAGTTAGAGATGGCTTATTGAAGCGTTATATATCTAACACCATGGTTCCTAATCTTAGTGCTAAAACTGATGAATTAATAGATGTACAGAAATACACTGAAGATGAAGATTTCTATGCAGCTGTTGACAACGAGATTGCTAAGGAATGGCAGGGTCTTGTTAATCAAGTGGGAGAAAGAATAGCTAATACGACAGCTTCCAAAGCTCTATGGAATACAGTAGCACCTAGATACAGAGCTGAATTAATAGGTAAGTTTGAAAAAGCAAAGCAAGACTTTATAGAGGATGCTCAGGACGAGGACTCAATGAGCGATCTTAGGCTTGCTACTCGAAAAATTGAGGGACCTATGACCGTAGATAAGCTACAAAACCTTATAACGAATAGAGAAGAAATAATGAAAGAGTCTGGTATTATTGATCCTGGCACTAGGCAGAAAATACTTTTAAATAGTCATATAACACAAGCCAATACTTTACTAACTAACGGCAGATATAAAGACGCAGAAGCTTTTATTCAGTCGATGATTGGGGCTAAAGTAAATAATAGAAAAGTGTTTGGATCAACTGAGTCTCAAGTAAAAATAAATAGTGTTATAACTAAACTAGAGGAAGCAAGGAAAGAAGATAACAAACTTAGCGACAGTAAAAAACAACAGTTGTTCGCTGGTTATTACGACATAGCATCAGAGGGTATATCTGGATTACAGAGGGACGGCAAACTAGAAGACTCTCACATAACGGCTATTAAAACTACTATTGAAAGTTTAAGCCCAGCTTTACGAAATAATCCTAAAGAAGTTCAAAGTTTAGTAGATCAGATTGCATCTTCAACTAACCCACAAGCTGCTTATAAAAATATATTATCAAACATAGCGTTAGACCCAGAATCTTCCGACGAAGCCCAACTACTTTGGGTAGCAAACACTACACGCATTAATAACATAGATGAAGATTTATACGTACGCCCACAAAATCCATTAAACTTTAGTGCTGACTTTAAAGCAAAAGAGGAAGAGGAATTTAGAAACTGGGCTTCTAGTCAGAATAAACAAGTGTCATTGACCGATTGGTTGAGGAATAAAAACTACAGACCTTGGGACAGCTTGAAAGCAGCGGGAGCTGAAGTATACGATAAAGGAGCTATATTCAATACAGACCAATGGAAAGATACGGAAGCTGATGTTACTAAAATGTTAAGACCTAAAGCAGAAGCTGTATACGGAGATGAGTTGAGAAGTCGAAGAGATAGAGCTAGGTTTTCCGTTTTTATTGAAAGTGAAACTGCTAGAGGTTTTGGCAGAAGTGCTCGTGATAGGATACAACAGGAATTAAAAGATAAATGGAGCGAGGTAATGAATATGCCTCCAGAAAAAAGAAACAAAGAGTTAACCACTGAGAAGAATAAATTACTAGAGGAAGAAGCTGTAAGGTGGGAAAGGATTGTTAACGCCCACAGAGATGTACATAAAATGCGTCCTGAAACACAAAGTGAAAACATTGATCCTCGAACGGGTCAGTTAGTTCGTGAAGCTCCTGAGCCTGTTATTAAGAAAACAGGAGGCGTTATAGGTGAAGAAATTTTTTACCCATCATTAAGAGCTGTTGATATAGGCACTATGGATAGAGTTAAACAATCTGTGGTAGAGCGTGACCGCGGTCAGATGATGGAGAGGAAACAAACAAACGAAGCTAGAAGGTCTTACTATAACTATGGTTTCTTTGAATATGATCCTAAGGCTCCTGTTATATTAAATAAATTAGGACTTGATAGTGATGATGTTAAGCTATTTAGGGACCTAGATGAACTTGAAGCTAAGGTTACAGAATGGGAAACCGTTATGGTGAAAGATATAAATGGAGAGAGTTTGTCTAAAGAAGAAGTTGAATCTTTAAAACAAGTTAACGATTTAGGCATGTATAGATTAGATAAGACATGGAATAATTTTAAACTTGTACAATTAGACTTATTGATGCGTCCTAATAGATTTTAATTTATGGCTACAACTTTTGAAGAACGCCTTAAAGCGGCGAGGGAAGGTTCATATAATCAACTATCATCTCCTTTAGCTGAAGAGCCTGAAGAATCTTTTGATGATAATACATTAGCTCCAGAACTTAGACCGCCAGCTCCGTATGAAGAAGACAGCGATATTATCGTTCATAAATTAGAGGAGGAAGAAAGAGTTAAAGAGGGTCCCACTGCACGAGATAAATGGTTAGGGTACACCGCAGCCACTACATTTGAACTAGGTACTATATTAACAACATCTATTTGGCTTAATCGCATTCGACAAGCTAGAGCCGCTATGAAAGTTAATCCCGCTAGTTGGACTACTCCTATGGGATGGGCTGGTTTAGTTGGCGGTGAAATGGTTATAGGCGGGTTAGCTAACTGGCAAGCACAGGAAATAAAGAAAGCTTACAGGCTACAGGATGCCGTGTATATGTCTGAGATATATGCAGCTGCTTTGTTTAACGCTACTCCGATAACGACGATGGTTGATAATAGAAAGGTCTTTCAGTTCGTTCAACCAGCACTTGGTGAGAGGTTCGGTTCTAAAGAATTTTTAAAAAGAGTAGGTAAGAATACTATAAAAAGTACAGCTAGTGGTGCAGCCTTAGGTCTCCTAGAATCTACATTCAGGCAAACAGTTGGTTTGATGATGAATGAGAGGAAGAACTTTGATATGTATGACGCATACGCTTCAGCTGGTATAGGGGGTACTTTGAATACAGCTTTAAAAGGCGGTGGTTCATTGCTTAATTTTTGGAGGCAGTCTGGTAGATGGGGTCGAAATCAAGCAGTTACCGTTGTAGAAAGAATAGATGATACTCTTAAAAAAGAAGAACAACAGGTAAAGGATCAGATAAAGAAAACAGAAGAAGAACTACCTAAAGAAGTTAAATTTGGAATTGGTGGAGGTATAGCTGTTGCTACGAAAAACCAAACTAAAGCTGACTTAGCTAAAAAACTTAGAGCAATTCAAGAGGCTATCGAACTTAATAAGCAATCGGCTGTAGAGATAAAAGAAGCCAACGCTAAAGTAGACGAAGCGGAAGCTAATCCTAAACCAATCGAAGAACCTAAACCCTTAACCGAAGCTGAATTAGAAGCTGTTGATAAAAAAGCAGTAGAAGAACCGGAAGTAAAACCAGTCGAAGTAGAGGAACCTGATGCGGCAATCCCGGAAGAGGTGAAGAAGCCAACTGTAACTGAGGAGTCTAAAGCACCTAAAGAACAATGGGAGACTACTACAGAAGTTAAAGGCGAAGCAGAAGTCGAGGTAAAGACAAGTTCATGGAAAGGTGTCGACGAAGACGGAAGCCCTGTTGAAGTTGTCGTTAAATGGTACGACGGAAAATATCAAGGAACCACCACTTACAAATTAAACCCTGACGGAAGTAGAGGTCCGAGTTCTGAATCGATGGTTAATAAAGTAACTGAGGATAAACTTAAACAAGGAGATGATGAAGCGTTACCAGAAGTAATAGGACAAAATAAGTTTTTTAAAGACACTGAAACATTAGAAGCTCGACAAAAAAAATTAGAGGAAGCTAAAGCTAAATTAAAACAAAGAACCGAGAAACCTAAAGAAGTTGAGCTACCTGAGAACGAGAAGCAATTACAAAGTTTATACGCTAGGATTAAAGAAGCTTTTTCTACTGGAGTACCGCCAACAACAAGCAGTCCTGAAATAGCTAGAGAAGCTGGTCAGTTAGTACAAAACACGCTTGGTACATTTAACCGTGCTATTAAAACTTTTAGAGATAGCGGTAACAAAGAAACTCGTGCGTTAGAAGTAGCCTTAGATGAGATTGTTTTTCTTAGAAGATTAAATAAGAAAGTGATGGACCCTCTAGATACAATGCACGCTAGAGGTACGCAAGCTAAACGTAGGGACTCCGCCAAGTACGATTACTCTGATGAACTAAGTAACAGAGCTATCGAGGAAGATGAGGCTTGGGCAAGAGTTGAGGGTTCTTTAAGACACGCTATAGAGAACGCTGAAGATGGTGATTTATCTAAGAACATTAAAGATGCACTAGACATTAGACCAAGGTTTAAAGCATTAGGTGAACAATTTGATCGTAAAGCTACGGCTGACTACAAGCGTAAACTTAGAGAGGCTACGGAAAAAGAACCTAAAGAAGTTTCACAGGAAGTTATTGTAGCTAAGTTAAGAGATAAGTTAAAAGAAGCACAACAAGAGTTCGCAGGTCTCAAACCAGAAGCTAAAGCTAAGAAAGTTAGAGAGAAGTCCGAACAAGAAATAGACATACAAAAGAGATTAGACTTCTACGCCACAGGTAAAAGGGAAGCTAAACAAATAGCACAAGAAGAGAACCGCTTGGAAACTTACTTAGAATTACTTGAGGAAGGAGACATAGCTAAGATTAGACAGCAAGTAGGACCAGCACCTGATTGGACTAATAAGAAAGCTGTTGGCTCATACTTAGCTACTATCCGGAAAGTAAATAACAAAACAAAGAAACTGTTACAGAAGCAAGTAGTTGAGTCTGACATATCTTTACAAGACCCTAATAAGGTAGCTAAAGCTGAGGCTAAGAAGAAAGCACGATTACAGAAGAGGTTAAAAGAATTAAGAGCACGGGCTTTTCAGCTAGAGAAAATAAGACCAAAAGATAAAACTGCTAAAGCTGAGGTCAATGCTGAGATAGAAGAATTAGAGAGGACTGTAAAGTTCCATGAAGATAATGAACGTGACGCTTTAAAACTTGAAGCAGCTTATAAGGAGCGTGCTAGATTATTAAAAGTAGAAACAGGACCACTTGGGCAGCAGCGTGCTGAGATAACTAAACCTAAAGGACCAACTAAAGTTCCCGGTGAATTAGAGAAGGTAAATAAAGATATATCGTTTCTCAAAAGTAATATACGAAGCAGAGTAAAAGAAATAGATAAGGCTGCTTTAGAAATGACTGATGAGTTTCAAGCTGCTAAAGCTGAAAAAGAAATCAATAAACAAATCTCTAAACTTGATGATGAGTTACAAGAATTAAGAGAAAGCTTTGCTAAAGAGCCTGTTGAACCCGGTGTTAAAAAACCTATTGAGAAAGACCCTCGTATTAAAGAGAGGGAGGATAAGATAGCTTACTATAAAGAAGCTAGGCGGCAGATAATAACATTAAAGAAAAAATATGCTGAAAGAGCTAGGCTGCTTGAATTGGAGACTGGACCTCTCGGAGCACAAAGAGCAGAAGTAACACCTAAGCCCACTGGTCCTAAAAAATCAGCAGGTATTATAGCTGAGTTAGACGAACAGATCGCTTTTCTTCGTAGGAATATGCGTCAGCGTGTCGACGAGATTGATAGAGCTAGATTAGAAATGACTCAAGAATTTCAGGAAGCTAAGATGTTAGAAGCTCTTAGAAAGAAAAGAGCTAAATTAAAAGACAGATTAGAAGCTAGAAGGCAGCGTGCATTTGATGACGAGGATTTAGATAAAAGAGCTTATGAAGCAGCTGGCAGGAAGTTTGAGGAAACAGACCCAATAAGTTTAGAGTATCAAGAAAAAATAAAGTTTTACGACAAGATAGAGGCTGAAGCTTTAAAGAAAAAAGAATTAAGAGAGCAGTTAGCTAGACAAGCGGAGATGGAAGGTCGTGGTGTAGTCTCAGAAATCCGTGCACATATAACACCTAAACCTACCGGACCTAAACCTATATCAAGTAACGACGAACTAAGAAGACAAATAAGGCAATCTGACAGTCGTATGCGTGCTTTTATAAAAGATTTGGATGAAGCACAAGACGCTATGCGTGATGAACGTATATATGAGGATGTAAGTAAAGCTATTATAGAGTCAGCTAAGTATGATGTTAACAGTAGGATAGTTAGTATTTTAAGGGCTTGGGCTAATGCTCGTGTTTACGCTATGATTTGGCAGTCTAGTTCTGTATTTGCTTCTTTTCTTGGAGGAGTCACTAGTACATTTAAACAGATCGTAAAGCCTTTTACTGAGTTCGCCGCTGATGTAATTGTTACTAGAGGTTATAAAGCTAGTGACATATCAGCAGTCCAGACATTCAAGGCTAATGTATACGGTTTAGTTGAAGCTTTAAAAAACTGGGAAGGAACTGGTAGGGCTATGATGCGGACAGCTAAAGATTTAGAAAGTGCTACTGGAGGGGCTGGGCGAAATAAATTTACTAGGGAAAAAGGCTTTAATGAGGACCCTGTTAAATTATATGAATTATCTCAGAAGCAAGCTAGGGATAAAAGGCTTAGAGGAGAGGGAGTGAGAAAAGGAGGAGTGGCTTCTATTATTGCTCATTTACCTTTAGGAAGAATGTTTACCGAAACATATAAGTTACCATTAAGAGGAATCATGCCTTTAGATGAAATGTTTAGAAGGCAGCTTGTTAGAGCAGAGTTAATGTCAGAGCAGTGGAAGATAGCATACGACACTTATCCTAATGATCCTACGAAAGCAGCTGAATATGCTGCTCAGTTGTACGATTCTAAATGGACGAAAGATAACGGTATAGATGTGTTAAGTGATGAAGGTATTAATGCCACAGCTACAGATACTATTAATAAAGAACTACTATTTGATTCCAATGTAGCTGAACTCGATCACAGAGAAATAGCTAGACCGTTCGCTGATGCCGTTTTAGAGATGGCTAAGAAAATTAGACAGAACAAAGACAACCCAGCCGCTGGAGCTTTGATGCATTTGCTAATGCCTATTGTTACAGTTGTTGCTAGAGGTGCAGGGAGGACTACGAGAGTTTCTTTGCCTTTTATCCCAGCTTCACAAGCAGTCGGAAATCCGTATAACCGTAAGATTAACTACTTTGAAAGGTTAATAGATAAGAATAGAAAGCACATGGAACACCCGGACCAAACTCCGGAGCGAAGGGCTAGGCTGGTTAAAGCCAACGAGGAATACGAACAAAAGATTAAAGAGTTAAAGGGTAGGAGGATAGCATATCACAGAGACGCTATTACTGATACGTTATGGGGGTCGGGAATGATGGCTGCTGGATACGCAACAGCTCTTTTGGGTTTATCAGTAGGTACACTATCTTGGATGACTAAAGAACAACGGGAAAAGTTTAGGCATAAAAACCCAAAAGCTAAACCAAACAGTATATTAGGTTGGCAATATAAAGAGTTTTTACCTATTTCTGGACCGTTCGCTATAGGAGCTGATTTAGCTATGGTTTCTATGTTAAGGGAAGAAGAGGATGACACTGGTAAACCTTTATTACAAAAACACCAAACTGAATTTAATGTTGCTTTGAGGTCTTTAATTGAAATGGGTAAAGAGGTTCCAGTTGCTGGTGGTTTAAAATCAGCAGAGCGAGTGCTTAGTGGAGACGACGATATGATGAAGGGTGTGTTAGCCGACTGGGGAGCATCGTTTGGTTTAGTACCTGCTCAAATGAGGAAGTTACTAGCAATTTATTTCGGAGACGGAGATATAGATGAACTTAAAGGAGGTACTATAGAAGACCGTATGTTATACCGAATGATTGGTTACAATAAAACAGGTAATAAAAAGGTAGACCACTTCGGCGAAGATATGCCGTCTCAGACAAATTTATTACAAGCATTTTTCCGTTTAGCCCCAGATACTGAATTAGAAAGAACGGCATTTGATGACATATATTCGGAAGACATAGAAGGACGTGGACAGTTAAAAAATAAACCAACTTCGTTCGGCGATGGTACAGGTATAGATATGTATAAATTTGTAGATAATACGGGGATGTCTTTGCATTACCGTTTTGCTTTAGAACTTAGAAAGACTGGGGTTAAGGATACTGTTAATAACTTAATACAACAATCTTGGTGGCGAGATTTATATGAAGAAGGTTCTAAGGGTAGAGATAGAAGTGCGGACCCTTTATCTGTAAATAATGAAGCTATAGATATTCTTAATGAAACATTAGGTGAGGCTTATAATGAAACCGTATACCGAATTATTGATAATAAAGACAATCAAGACGGTACTGTATGGTTAGATGAGTTCTTGCATACTTCTGATAAAAATAAAGAAGGAACTCCAGATTATGAAAAATACGGACCTAGTGTTACTTTAAGGCAGATGGTGGATAGGATTGAGAAGAAAATAAATTTTTCAACAGGTGCACCCAAAGCTTATAAAGATATTTTCCAAGATTATGGATTAGACGAATTACTAGAAAGCAACCCTCAAATGCAAAGAGTTAATGACTAAGGACTTGCTCTTCTCACTCAATAATTAATAATATACACTTAACATCATGGCTAACACCTACGTAGACTATACAGGCAACGGCAGCGAGACCGACTTTAACTTTTCATTCCCGTACATCAAGACATCACACGTTGCTGTGGAGGTCAATGAAGGACAAGGAGCGGGTGGATTAAACAAGTGGGTACGCAAGACTTTAGGGGACGATTACTCCGTTGAGACATCTCCCACTACCTTCGTACGATTTGTCACGGCTCCCGCTTCCAATGTAAAGGTACGAGTACTGAGAGACAGTAACGCTAATGAAGGCATCGTAGACTTCGCTAACGGATCGGTACTGACCGAGACGGAACTTGATAACTCCTACCAACACAATCGTTATCTCGCTGAAGAAGCAGAAGAAGGTATCACAGGTGGTTCGTTATCTAAGAACACTGACGGGCAGTTTGATGCGGATGCTTTACGTCTTGAGAACTTAGCTGATCCAGACTCTGACGACGATGCAGTTAACAAAGGATACGCTGATAATCGCTATGTAGATGTTGCTGGGGATACCATGACGGGTAATCTCGATATGGGTGCTAACAAAGTTACATCCTCAGCTACTCCGTCCAGCGGTAATGATCTTACTAATAAGACGTATACAGACGATACCTTTGTTGATGTTGCAGGGGATACGATGAGCGGTGAGCTGAACATGGGCAGTAATAAGATTACTAACCTTGGTACTCCCACTGATGAATTAGATGCTGCTACTAAAGACTATGTAGACGACACCATCACTACTTCCTTTGCTACAGGCACTCCTCCTCCCGGTAATACAATCGGTACGGCTGCTATAGAAGACGACGCTATCACTTACGCAAAGCTACAGAACGTAGCTGGTAACAATGTATTGCTTGGTAACGACAATGGTGCAGGTGTTGATGCTCAAGAACTTACAGCAGCTGAAGCACGGACGTTATTAAATGTAGCAGACGGTGCGGAAGAAAACGTACAATCAGATTGGAACGAAGCAGATACTAATAGCGATGCATTTATCCAGAACAAACCTACTATACCAACTAATAATAATCAGCTCACTAATGGTGCTAATTATATTACAGATGCGGATGTAGCGTCTAATTCAGCTGTAGCTGCTAACACAGCAAAGGTCACTAATGCTACCCACACTGGAGACGCTACAGGTGACACTGCTCTTACGCTTGCTACTGTTAATAGTAATGTAGGATCGTTCACTAATGCTGATATAACAGTTAATGCTAAAGGATTAGTTACAGCGGCAAGTAGTGGTACTTCATTAAGTTCTGTTATAGCTAACAGTGCTACAGGGGATGCGTCTTCAGGAGCGGATGTATCAACTACTTTAGAATTAACTGCGGGTACTTGGTTAGTGAGAGCAGATTATACTAACCATGAATCAGCCGTTGGAAGTTCTACGCTTACGATTGATGGTACAGTTGTTTACACGATGCCCAGCCAAGGCGACCCACAAGGAACTTCTCAAGCTGTTTTATTCGGATTTAGAACTATCACTAAGACATCCACTACGACTATAACTATATCAGGTGCTGATTCTGGTGGTTATACTAATTCTGGATTAATAATGGCTATGGCTTGGAAGACAGCTTAACACCATGATCGACTCCCTCTCCAGCTTTCTTAACACCGCTCTTGTCATTGCATTGAGTGTGATCGGGTGGATTATTAAACGTGTTATCGAACGATTAGATGTTGGTGATAAACGACTTACAAAGATAGAGGTGGAGTTAGCTGCACAGAGAGAAAGAGATGCTGCTGTTGAAAGTAGGATCGGTAAAGTAGAACAAGCTATCAATGAGGTCCACGGTAAGCTCGACCGAATGATGGAATTATTAATGAGGAAATAGATATGCCAAAAGGATTATACGCAAACATTAACAGAAGAAAGAAGCTCGGTATCAGCCGTAGTAAGAAGAAGTCAACGATCTCTCCGAAAGCTTACGCTAATATGAAGCGTGGGTTTAAGAAGAAGTAAGGATGGCGAAAAAGCGTAAAGGTGTATCACTGTCGTTAGGCAGAGGTGAGAAAAGCCGTAAAGGCGGACTCACTGCAAAAGGAAGAGCTAAGTACAACAGAGCCACTGGTTCTAACTTGAAAGCTCCTCAGCCCGGCGGTGGCCCACGTAAGCGTTCCTTCTGTGCTAGAATGTCAGGAGTAAAAGGACCGATGAAAGATAGTAAAGGTCGTCCTACTCGTAAAGCTTTAGCTCTTCGTCGTTGGAAGTGTTAACTCATGGCTAGACCTGCTAGAAGACCTGTAGTACGTCCTAATCCTCTTGCGTTTCAACAACGTACGATTTCTGCTGCATCCGCTGCCCAAGCAAAAGAGAATGAGGAGAAAGCAACAGAGCTGGAAGGTAAAGTAACTACTCTTGAGACTGATCCATTCTTTGTTACTGTTGACGGTGGAGGAGCGGTAGTGGAAGCAGATATAGATACTTTTGACGGAGGATCACCTGATGCCTAGTTTTACTAAACGCATACAACTACGTCGAGGAACTTCTAGCGAGTGGACAACAGAGAATCCTGTACTACTTGAAGGAGAGCTGGGAATCGAATTAGACTCAGCTAGGAACAGGATTAAGATCGGAGATGGGACGACTGCGTGGAACTCTTTGCCGTACTTCTTAGATGCTCGTGAAGAGGAAGTGGGAGATTACCAAGACTTTCTTGATGCCTTGACCGCTCCGTAATAACAGTTATAACACCAAGGGATGAGCAGTCTACTTACACAACTCGGTCAGAAGGTTAAAGCTAAGC